CAAAGGTAAAGTATTTTTAGGAAACACCGAAATTTCAAAAGAAGAAGCAACTGAAATCATCAGAAATAGTGGTGGGGGTGAAAACCCATCAGATACTGCTATATTTATTTTAAATAAAGATACTGGTGATTTACATATGACATTTTATTCCGATAAGGATAATGTAAATGCAATTGTTGCCCAATCTACAATCAAAGCCGAAGCGGAATTTAAAAAGAAACAAATTGATGATTTTGTTCAAAAAGGATTAATTACACCAGAACAAGGTGAAGTAGTTAAAAAGACAATAGTAAGTGCTATAAAAGATTATCAGCAATTAGAAACCGATTTAGATACGGTTGTTAATGAACCAATTATACATTTACAAAGTGTAGACCCTAATACTTTAATAGAATTAACAAAAACACTATCTACTGGTGCAAATAAAGATAAGTATTGGAATGGTGATAAGAATGTAAGAGGAGTTGCTCAATTAATGACAACATCCAAAAAACATATGGCATATTTACCAGATGGACACACTACTCCACCTACCGAAGTAGAAATGATGCAAGGATTTATTAAGTATGCATCAGATACAAAAAATACTTTAACACAACCAGAACAAAAAGTTTTATCAGAGTTATCAAATAAAACAAATGGTCCTAATTTAGGTCCTAAATTGGGTCAAATTAGAAAAAAAACCGTTGAAACCGATTTAAATTTGATTAAAAAATTGGATGAGCAAACTGTAAATATAAACGGAGTACAAGTTGGTATTGGAACTTTATTAGAAGCTGAATCAGTAGCTGAAAAACTACACCTTAATATTATGTTTGGTGGTAGTGGTGTATATAAAGACGAGGATGCATTCTATCAAGAAAGTGGTGGTGTTGCAGTTAATAAAGCTACTATGGAAAAATGTTTTCCATTTGATGATAAAAATGATATGGTTTCTCATTTTGAAGTAGGTGAAGAAAGAGAAACTACTAAAAGAGGTGAAACAACTATAACAGGTGGTTCTAAAATAGTATATGCTATATCAAAAAATGGACAGAGATACCCAATAGGAGAAAAAATCCAACGTTCTAAGAGTGGTATTTTAGGTAAATTACAAACAGTTTATAAATATCATCCAGATGTTCAGGCTTGTTTTGCTAAAAATGGATAGTAATAATCTGTAAAAAATCGTTTTTAGTTTGTAATTTTATATTTATCCGTAAAGTTAATAAACTAATAATAGATGAATACACAGTTATTATGTCTCTTTACTACCAAAGAAGAACTAGATAAATCATTAGAATTCGTTCTAAACCAATATATACTTACAAATCCAAACGTTTTTGTATTAGAAAGCAAAACAAATGTGGGAGAACTTTATATTACATTTAATGTAGAAAAGGGTTCTGTTGCAATTCCTTCCCAATGGAAAACAATTTTAGTTCATAGAAAAAAACAATCCAATACAATCTACACCATCAACGCACTTAACGAAGTAGTTAAATCAAAAACAGGTGGTATGCTAGATAATACTTATCAGTTAGAGTGGGATGAATACAAAAACTGTATTATTACAACATCTCCAAACGGATACAAAAAAATTCCTACAAAAGTTTTTAAATCAATTAATATAGATAATTTGGAAAAGTAAAATATTTTTCTTATATTTGTATTAATGAAAGCAGAAAAATTCGTACCATTACAGATTTCGGAAAACAATCCAAACGAACTATTTGAAAATCACCAAACCGAACTTGCAAAAGCAATAATTCGTGCAATAGATTATGCCCTAACAAACAGAAGAAAAAAAATAGATTTTGCAGAAGTAATTGTAAAAGATATTCTTCTTATTGCATTAACAATTAGAAGTGATGAATTTGATGGTTTGTTAGATGAAAATATAAAAATTTTGGAAAAAAACGAAGAATACGAATTGTGCGCATTAGCAGTAAAACTTAAAAACAAAATAAAAAAAACAAATGAAGCAGTTACTAAAAAAAATCGAATTGTGGATTGACATCCATGTAGTGTATTTTCTGTATAACGGAAACAAAACACAAAGGTATTACACAATGTTAGAAAAAAAGTGGGGAATTAAAAAATAAGTTATGTCAGAAACCAAACTAGAACAGTCGGCAATTGCATATTGCGAAGAAATTTATCCAGAAACGTGTGATGAATTCAAAGTTATTTTAAACGAAATGTATGAAACATTTTGTAAGAAACAAAGAAACTACGGACCTGGTAATATTTCCGTAGGAACTGCTCTGCAAACCAAAGAAGATATTAAATTATCTTTAACAGGATTGTGGTTCAGACAAAACGATAAAATAAACAGATTAAAACAATTAGTAGTTATGGGTCAACCAGATGAAGTTGGAGAATCTGTTGAAGATACTTACCAAGACCTTTCTATATATTCCGTAATTGCTCAATTAGTGAGTAGAGGAAAATGGGCAAAATAAAGGTTTTTTATTGGGCAAAATAAAGCTTGGAAAAGTAAAAAAAATGTTGTATCTTTATACAACAAAATGTAAAAAGGTTATATTTAGATATAGGTAATCGCGATATAACCTTAAAATTTAAAACAATTTATTAACACTTAAAACTTAAAAAAGCAATGGACATTTCATTAGCATTAAAGAGATTTAGCTCTCTTCAAACAAACACAAAGAAGTCGGATTCAATTTGGAAACCGGCAAACGGAAAATCTCAAATCCGTTTAGTACCTTACAAATTTAATAAGGACAATCCTTTTATTGAATTGTATTTTCACTACAATATTAACAACAAAACTTATCTATCTCCAATTTCATTTGGTAGACCTGACCCAATCGTAGAGTTTGCAGAAAAACTTAAACGTACAGGTGATACAGATGATTGGAAAGCAGGCAAGAAGATGGAGCCAAAATTAAGAACATTCGCACCTGTAATCGTAAGAGGTAAGGAAAGTGAAGGAGTTAAGTTTTGGGGATTTGGTAAAACTGTTTATCAGGACATCTTAGGATACATTGCAGACCCTGATTACGGTGATATTACAGACCCACACACAGGACGTGATATTGTATTAGAAGTAGTATCTGCTGAGGAATCAAATGCAGCATACCCAACAACTACAATCAGAGTTAAACCTGCGGTATCTAAAATCTTACCAGAAGCAGAAGCAGTAACTGAATTATTGAACGCACAAAAAGATATTACGGAATTGTATTCTGAATTATCTTACGCAGAATTAAAATCAGTATTAGAAAATTGGTTAAACCCAACTGCAGGAGCTAACGGTGATAGTGATGAGGTTGTTGCTGAATTAGAAGCACCAAAACCAAAACCAACAGTATCACATGATTTAGGTGGAACAACGGAATCAAAACCAGTAGTAGATACACTACCTTGGGATGATGAACTTCCTATCACACCGGCACCAAAAGCAGCAGTAACAACAAAAGATGATGTTACTTCGGCATTTGACGATTTATTTAACAACTAAAATTAGTTACAAATGGCAAAAAGAGAAGATGATTTAGCAAGTTTACTTGCCGATTCTCTAAACAAACAAAATAAGGATGGGAAGATTGCCTATTTCTTAGACGATGATAGTTCGGATGCACCGACAAACGTCAAAGATTGGTTATCTACGGGAAACGCAATGTTAGATGTTGCAATCTCAAACAGACCTTATGGTGGATTGCCAGTTGGTAGAATAACAGAAATAACGGGTTTAGAGCAGAGTGGAAAATCTCTGCTCTCTGCCCATTTATTAGCTGAAGCACAACGTAAAGGTGGTGTTGCAGTTCTGATTGATACCGAAACCGCAGTTAGTAGAGAATTTTTAGAAGCAATTGGAGTGGATATTTCCAAACTCCTTTATGTTTCAGTAGATACCGTTGAAGGTATTTTTGAAGCTTGTGAAACAATTATTGAGCAAGTTCGTAAGGGTGATAAGGATAGATTAGTTACAATCGTAGTAGATTCAGTAGCAGCAGCATCTTCGAAGAAAGAGATGGAAGCTGATTATGATAAAGACGGTTATGCAACTGATAAGGCAATCATCATTTCAAAAGCAATGAGAAAGATTACCAATATGATTGGTAGACAATCTATTGCATTAGTATTCACAAATCAATTAAGACAGAAGATGAACGCAATGTTTGGAGACCCTTGGACAACATCGGGTGGTAAAGCATTAGCATTCCACGCATCTGTTAGATTGAGATTGAAGAATATGGGACAATTGAAAGCAGGGGATAGAATCGTAGGTATTAAGGTTCGTTGTCAGGTTATCAAAAACAGAATGGGACCTCCTTTGAGACACGCAGATTTTGATATTTTCTTTGATAGAGGTATTGATAATTACGGTGGTTGGATTTCAGTTATGAAAGATGCTAAATTGGTAAAACAAGGTGGTGCATGGTACACATATACTGATATTGAATCAGGGGAGGAAATTAAATTCCAAGCAAAAGACTTCGTATCTATTTTAGAAGATGAATCTTTAAAAGACCAAATCTATCGTAGAATCTGCGAAGCAACTATTTTACAATATAAAACATCAGCATCAGAGGAAGTTGAAATAACAACGGATGAAGGCAATGAGTCAGATTAACAAACGGTATTTAGATATACTAAAACAAATAGATAAAGAACATAATGAATTTGGTGATTTACATCGTAACTCCAAAACATTGATTATTGATGGTCTTAATACCTTCATTCGTTCTTGGTCAACTGCTCCAAATCTTAACGATAATGGAGACCACATCGGAGGCATAGTCGGTACTTTAAAAAGTATCGGCTACGCAATCCGTACAATCAATCCCACCCGATGTATCATTGTATTTGATG